CGAAAAAGCCTATCTGGAGTCGAACCAGCAGAGCTATTGGGTTCCCTGTCCGCACTGCGGCGAGTTTCAGGTGCTACTGATGAAGGGTTTGACCTGGGAGAAGGGCGCGGAGGACAAGGTAGAATACCGTTGCGAACACTGCGCGGCTTTGATTCCTGAGCGCCATAAGACCGGAATGCTGCGTTCCGGGGAGTGGCGGGCCGCGAACCCAGAATGTGAGATCGTCGGTTTCTGGATCAATAGTTTGTATTCCCCCTGGCTCAAATGGCGTGAGATCGTAAAGAAGTTTCTCCGGGACAAGGAAGCCAAAGACACCCTGCGAGAGTTTTCCAACACGGTTCTCGCTGAGTGCTGGGAAGAGCAGGGGGACGCTCCCGACTGGCAACGGCTTTATGATCGGCGTGAGGATTACAAGAAGGGGATTGTCCCGGCCAATGGGCTGTTCCTGACGGCCGGCGTGGACATACAGGCAGACCGCATCGAGGCAGCGGTATATGCCTGGGGACGGGATTACGAAAGCTGGCTGGTGGACTACCTGGTTTTTGACGGCAACCCCTACGGGCCGGAGCCCTGGAACCGATTGTCCAACCTGTTGCATACCACCTATCGGCGCGAAGGGGGAGCAGACCTCGGGATCATGCAGATGGCCGTGGACACCGGTTTTGCCACCCAGGAAGTTTACGCCTGGTGCCGGCGGCAAGCTCCGGGTATTGTGCTGGCGGTGGATGGCCGGGCAGGTCGCGCTAACCCGTTATGGAGTGCGCCTACGCTGGTGGACGTGAACCAGAAGGGGAAGAGGATCCGTCGCGGTCTCAAGTTGTGGCCCGTGGGAACCTGGAAAGCGAAAAGCGAACTCTACGGATGGTTGGAAGCTGACAGACCAACCGACGAAAGCGGCGAGCCCTTCCCGAAGGGGTTTGTCCACTTGCCGAAGTGGATGGGGGAAGAGTTTTGCAAACAACTTACAGCCGAGCGCCTAGTAACGCGGATCGTGAAAGGCTACCAGAGATCGGAATGGGAAAAGACCAGGGATCGCAATGAGGCCCTGGACACTCGGGTCTATGCACGCGCTGCGGCCGCGCAGTTTGGCATTGACCGTTTCAATGAACGTCATTGGAAGATGCTGGAAACCCAAACGCCCAGAGTTCCGAGTAAGCCCGCGGAAAAGCCCACGCCAAAAACACCCCCCCCGCCATCAAGTTTCGTTCCGCCGGGGCGTGGCGGATGGTTTGACGGGCGCGGAGACAATTGGTTTGGAGGTGGATAAGCCTCGCATGGCACCCCGCGACAACCCGGAGACTTGGTTCGCAGAGCATCGGGAACGGCTACCGAAGATTGACTCCTCTGCCAAGTTAGAGGAGCGCCTGATTTGGGTTATTGGGATTTTTATGAAGATTTCGCTTGACAAACCGACTGGAGAGATAGTATTCAAAGTTCGGGAAGGAATTCCGGTAGGAAGCGAACCGCGCTTCCCGCTTTATCCTCCTCCTTGATTTTCTGGGCTGACCTAGACCCGCACGGATGCGGCTGACCTAGACCCCAGGTAGGAGATAGTAGGGAGGGAATTCCGACCTAAGAAAGTTCTGGGCAGACCCACAGGCCCGCAAAACGAAAAGCGGCAGACCTTCAGGCCCCAGGCTATTACTAGCCTGGGGCTTTTGCTTTTTATGGCATTCACTCTCGCCGACCTAAACGTTCTGGACGCCGCGATAGCAAGCGGAGTACTGCACGTTAGCTACTCGGACCGCAATGTCACCTATCAGAGCACCACGGAAATGTTGAAGGCTCGTGCTCTCATGGTGAACGCAATCGCAGCAACGGCTGGTACTACAGTTTCACGAACGAGCTACGGGAAGTTTCTCAGGGAGTAATGCGCACTAACTGGCTCGACAACGCTATCGGCTTTCTGAATCCGCAGGCAGGATTCCGTCGGGCTCGGGCTCGCGTAGCCATGGACGTGATGCTCTCCTACGAGGGAGCTAAGACGGGACGTCTGGCTGGAGGTTGGGTTACTTCCGGCACCAGTGCCAACGCAGAAATCGGGGTTGACCTCCCAACTCTGCGAAACCGTAGCCATGATCTTGTCCGCAATAATCCCTATGCAGCCCGGATGCAAAGTGAAATCGTGCAGAACTCCATCGGGACCGGCATCCGCGCTCAAGCCCGGAACAAGGCAAAGCGCGTGAACGAGAAAATTGACACTGCCTGGAAAATCTGGACGGAGCAATGCGATGCTGACGGCCAGCACGACTTCTTCGGGCTACAAGAACTGGCGGCAAAAGCCATCGTCGAGAGCGGAGAGGTTTTGATTCGCCACCGTTCTCGACGACCGGATGATGGTTTGGCTATTCCCTACCAGGTCCAGTTGCTCGAATCTGATTTCCTCGACATGAGCAAGACCGGGCCGACGCCCACCGGGTACATCATTCAGGGGATCGAGTTTGATCTGATTGGCCGTCGCATCGCCTATTGGCTGTTCCCCAGCCATCCAGGGGACTCCATTCTAACTACCAGCAAGAGCGGATATTCCAGCGTGCGGATACCTGCCAGCGAGATCGCGCACGTCTATCAGAAAACGCGCCCCGGTCAGGTGCATGGCGTACCATGGCTGACACCCGTGATGATGAAACTCCGGGACCTCGATGACTTCCAGTTGGCGGCAATCACAAAGGCAAAGCTGGAGGCTTGCGGGGTAGCCGCAATCACGCAGGAAGAAGGCGAGGACGGGCAAAGTCTGGGGCCCGAGGGAACCGACACGGAAACCGGGGAACCCACTACCACCTTCCGTCCCGGCGGCGTCTGGAAATTGAAGCCTGGGCAGGACGTGAAGTTCAATACCCCCAGCGGCAGCGGCGGGTACAACGATTTTGTCTTGGACCATCAGGGGACCGCGGCGGCGGCGCTCGGGATGAACCGCTGGCAGATGAATGGGAGTCTCGCAGAAATCAATTATTCGAGCTTCAAGGCTGGGCATATCAGCTTCCGCAACGGGATTGAATCCTTCCGTTGGAACTGCTTTATCCCGATGTTTTGCAAGCCCGTTCGGAACCGTTTCGTGGACACGGCGTTTCTGGCTGGGCTGATACCGGAGCCGGACTACTCGACCGAATGGACACCCCCGGCATTCGCCAGCGCAGATCCATTGAAAGATTCCATGGCCTCGAAGATGGACGTGCGGACAGGACGCAAAACGTGGGAGCAGTCCGTTTCGGAAATGGGTTATGACCCTATGGAACAACTCGATGCCATAGAACGAATTTTTGATGAGTTCGACAAGCGCAAAATCGTTCTCGACTCCGATCCTCGCAAGGTCGCTCAAACTGGTGTCGCGCAACAAACCATTCCTGGAGGGATAGATGGACAAGTCCAAGCTGACTGAGTTGCAGAAAGAGCAGTTGCAGCACTGCGAGTTCATGGCTGCGAGCATTCCGCCCGAGACGTTGAACGCGGAGAAGCGCACGGTTGACTGCATTTTCTATACCGGAATTGACGTGTCCCGTTACGATTTCTGGAAAAACGAGAAGTATATCCGGCGCTTCGACCCCAAGGGAGCCGATCTTTCGTTTCTGAATAACGGCGCGCCTGTCCTCGACAACCATAGCGCTTGGGAAGGCTCCGCCTCACAAAAGGGCAAGGTAGAGAAAGCCTGGATGGACGGGACGGGCTACAAGGCCAGCTTGCGATTTTCTCGAAGGAAAGAAATTGACGGGCTTTGGCAGGACATTCAGGACGGGATTGTGAATAAGTTCTCGATGGGGACTGAAATTCTCGAGGAAAAGAAATTCACCGAGGATCCCACGCCCGGAGCCGAGCCTATCACTATTCGGCTGGCAACGAAGTGGCGACCCTTCGAGATTTCGTTGACACCACTACCAGCGGATTTCAATACGACAACGCTCAATCGAGCAGAAAACAAAACAACCGGGGCAACCGCCCCAAAAGGAGAAGAAGAAATGAAGGAAAAAGAAGAAAAGGTGGAGGGCGTGGAGGCCCCGCCCGTCGAGGCGGTTTCTCTGGCTGCTCCGAACGCAGAAGAAGCTCGCGCAGCCGGCGCAAAGGCCGAGCGCTTGCGGCAGTTGGAAATCAGGAAGATCGGGAATGCTGTGAAGTTGGAAGCGGCATTGGTTCAGCAGCATCTCGATGCCGGTACGTCCGTTGAGGCATTTCGTGCAGCCGCATTGAACCATTTAGCGGAGCGCAGCGAGGCGCATCCGGAAATCCGATCTCACTCCGCCGAAATGACCAGGGATGAGGCTGACACCAGGCGCGAAGGGATCAAAATGGCGCTGTTGAATCGTTTCGATTCCGCCAAATATCCCATCAAGGAATCCGATCCGGCGCGGGAATATGCTGGCATCGCCAGCATGGGATTGATGCGCGTCGCGGAGGCTTGCTTGGTGGCCCGAGGCGAATCAGTCCGCAACTTGTCCCCGTCGCGGATCGTGGAATTGGCGATCAGCACCAGCGATTTGCCGTTCATTCTTGCGGGCACTGCGGACACGTCGTTACGTGCCGGTTATGAGCAATACACGTCGGACTGGAGGAAGATTGCAGCCCGGCGGCTGGCGGCAAACTTCCGAACACAGAACGATCTCACCTTCGACATGAGCAGCGGGCTTGATCTGGTGAGTGAAGGTGGCGAGTTCCACTATGGGAAGTTGGTCGAGAACAAGGAAACCTGGCGTGTCTTGACCTATGGAAAAATTATCCCGATCACGCGCCAGGTGATCATCAATGACGACCTCGGCGCATTGACGCGTATCCCGCAGCAACTCGGATTCAAAGCAGCGGTAAAACAGGCCGACTTGGTCTGGGCGATACTGGTATTGAATGGCGACCTGTCAGATTTGGTGGATTTGTTCCACGCGACTCACGCCAACTATACCGGCTCGGGGACGGCGATTTCGGACGCGTCCATTGCAGTTGGCCGGACCATGATGAGAGAGCAGCTTGCTCTCGGGGGCGATCACCTCAATATCGTCCCGAAATTCATCGTGGTGCCGAGTGCCAAGGAGCGGTTGGCGAGGCAATATACCTCCACGCAGTACGTTTCTGCGACTCCAGCGAACATCAATGTTTTCGCCGGGACGTTGGAGGTGATTGTCGAACCGCGCCTGACCGGGAATGGATGGTATCTGTTCGCAGATCCCAACGTTCCGGGAGCCGAGGTGTTAATCCACGGATACCTGAACGGACAAGAGGGCATTTACTCGGAGTCGCGGCAGGGATTCGGGATTGACGGGGTGGAATTCAAAGCCCGGATGGACTTCGGGGTTGGCGTCGTGGACTTCCGTGGAGCTTACTTCAATGTCGGTGCGTAAACGGCGTGGCGACTGAAATCGGGGGCGCAATACCTGCGCCCCATCAAAAAATGTAAAGGAGACTGAAATGCAGAACTTGGTACAGGATGGAAAAGTTATAACAGTCGTTGCTCCCTACGCACTCACCGCAGGGCACGGCTGTTTGGTCGGGTCGCTCTTCGGGATTTCCGTAAACGATAGCCTCATTTCTGTGGACGCGGAAATCTATACGGAGGGCGTGTTCGACATTGCCAAAACGAGTGCGCTGGCCATCGCGCAAGGAGACAAGGTTTATTGGGACGACTCGGCCCATGTCGTCAACACTACCAGCAGCGGCGTTCCCGTTGGGGTTGCTACCGCTGCGGCAGCCAACCCCAGCGCGACGGTCAGCGTGAAACTGGAGCCGAACCTGGCAGCGGTGGCCGCCACGGTGAACGACAGCTACCTCGCCGACGTTGCGGAGTCTGATGTGATCGGCGGCGTTCCGGTCGTTTTCATGGTTCCGATTGCGGCTGGGGCGTTAGGCAACACAGATATAACGGTCACTCACAAGATTCGGGTGCTCGATGCTTACCTGATTTTGCGGGGAGCCGGAGTGTCCACCACAACCCTCCAGGTCTTTAAGGGGGCCACGGGAGCCATTACAGACGCGATGGCCGCCAGCGGTTCTGATACCGCATTGGTTCGCGCGGCTGTAATCAACGATGCCTACTATGAGATTGCAGCCGGTGGAACGTTGCGCGTCACCAGCGCGACTGGCGCCACTCAGCCGGATGCGCTCGTGGTAGTTACCGCCGTCCGGGTTGCGTAACCGACCGGAGGCGCAATGTCTAATTGGCCCTCTCTGCTGGCAGGCTTGAATGCCGGAGTCATGGCAGCCTTCGGCAGAGAGGCCACCTTTACCCCGAGGCTGGGCGATCCCTACATAATTGATTGCGTATTGGAGCAGGGCGTCCAGCCGGAGGACAAGCCGCTGGGAACCTATGCCGTCTTGTTCGCTCCGGCTTCTGAATTTCTGGCCGATCCTGAGCCCGGAGAAAAAGTGACGGTGGACGAATTGATGTACAACGTCGTGGAAAGACAAACCGTGGACGGCGGTACAGGGGCGGCAGCGTCCAAGAGCCACCGTCTGCTCTTGCGATTCCATCAGGAGGTTGTGAGCTGATGTCCGCGAGTGTCCGAGTCTATTTCAAAAAGGAAATCCGGCTCGACCGCCTGAGCTTCCAGCAGCAGGATATGTTGAAGCTGGGCACGGTGGCAACCGCCGCCGTCAAAAACCGGGTGCGTGCGGCTCAGGGCCCGAATGATGGTCCAGCTAAACCGCTGGCGGTAGGCTACGCCAAATTCAAATCCCGCCGGGGCCTTAAAAACCGCCGGGATCTCTGGGGAACTGGCTACATGATCGGCACAATGGATTTCAGCACTAGGTCAAAAAAGAAGGTGGGCACGAAAATATTCACTGGCCATATGCTGGATAATTTGTTGCCGCGAACCGTTACGAATGACACCGTG